GTGAAGTGTATGCCGTCCGTCAGGTGAATAGAACCGCTCAAGTCGCTCCCCCGCCGCATGCCCCAATGCAGGAATCCTTGGAGGCTGTTGCGCCCCACGATCTGTTCTAGCCACCACTCCTGCCCTACCTTGTCTGCTAGGTCGTCTAGGGCATCCCCCAGGTACATGCCGCCTGCCTGGAATGTCCCGCGAAAGGGGCCACAAGGCTCATTTCGGACACTAGGCAGGAAGCCGGTCGGGTTATGGCTGTTGACCAACTGAAGCGCCTGCAACGCGATGATGCCAGCGGCGCGGTTGCTGTAGGAGACCCTAAGCGGAATCCGCCGCTCATAGAGCAGGGAGGCCCAGCTATCGCCGGAGACCTCCAAGACGCCGTGCTCCTCCTCTATCCGCCCGATGATGCCAATGTAGGCGTGAGCCCCACGGATCACCACCAGGTTGCCCTGTTTGATCGTATCCCTATTGGCGCCTGGGTCGGAGGCGACTACCTTGAACGAGAAGGCACCATGCCCGGAGATGGTGAGCAGGCAGTTGATGTCACTGGCGGTAGGAAGCTCCGCCAACATCCGGCACGGCGCGGTGGGGTCATGGACTGTCACTGCTATGCCCACGGGTGCCTCCACAGGGTCTTAACCCTCACTACCCCGATGCCCGCCTCTATGTAGCTCAGGTCAACCTCCCCGGCGTCCAGCCGCATCCATTCCGCCTCGTCGGAGGGCGTCAGCAGGCCGGGCACGTTCTCGCCCGTGTCGGAGCGGATGACCGTGTGCGCCATGCAGTCGATGGCGATAGTCGGGATGAGGCCAATGCGGAAATCATGGTCTTCGCCGCTCGTCTCCCAGGAATCGCCATCCCAGTAGTAACCTGCCCCAAAGGGGTAGTCCCCTACCGCCAACCCACGCCAACGATAGTATTTGGCAGCGTCAACGGCTCCGCTGCGGGCGATGGCTATGTGGTATTGGGTGCCTGCGACGAGGCTGGGCGGCGTGGCAAAGACAAACTGTATCCAGTCGCCGGTTGTAGTTAGGCTGGCCCCCGCAACCGGCGTAGCCGTGCCGTTGGCGATGGGCGTTCCGCTGGGCTTGCCCCCGGCGTCGGTCTCAATTCGCAAGGTTACGTTGTCAACTGGGGCGCCTACCTTGCACAGCCATGCCCAGATGAAGGGCACCGTCTGAGCCGCCCCTACCTTGAATCCTTGACTCCTCTTCTCAACACCAGCAGCAGCGCCAAAGAGGTTCCAGGCATTGCTCTTGTCGTACATTTCGGCGATGAGGCTCGGCACGATGCCCAGGGTAAGCTCCTGGTCGGTGTCATTGTTCTTGAGCGTGCCCTGAAGCCGGTAGATATGCTCCTGCGTAGCTCGGATGATGCTTGGTGTCCTGGGGGTCGCGTTGTCGAGCACGATTTTCAAGTTACCGGCCACGACTGTCTGTCCAGAGCCGGTGGGCGCCTCCGATTGTTTCTCAGCAGCGGGCATCCCCAGGATGGCGAAGCGGGCTGTGCGTCCGGTCTTTATCCACTTAGCCAGGGCAACGTCGTATTTCCACATGCACCCATGCGGATAGACGTAGGCAGCTACCGCCGAGCTTGAGATGTAGATCGTGCCCACTCGCGGCGGCGCAGACCGCACGAAGATAAGATAGTAGGCGCCCGCCTGAAGCCAGGGGCGCCGCTTGAGGGCGGTAGACTCATCGAAGAGCAGGGGAATGTCAAAATAACCTTCGGACAAACCAGCAGAGGCGAAGACGAAGGCCCCGCACGCGGACTTGTTAAAATCAGGATGGCCGTCCGTCTCCCCGACGATGTAGACAGCGAACTCGCCGCTACCATCAGCAGATTTCTTGAGCCGGACGACCAGCCCAGAAAGCTCCGTGTCCTGGTCAAGCACGAACCGCTGGCAGCGCGTCCAACTGAAGTTGTCGTCATTGGCAGGAATAGCCTCACCATCGTCATCGAGTGTCCTACACCCGGTCACGGGCAGCAGGTTGGCGCTCCAACGTATGCGGGAGAGCACGGCGGGCGGCGTGAGGGTCACAGCATTGCCGTCATTGGTCGAGCAGTACCGCTTCAGCAGCGTCTCAAGGCCCTCTATATCCGTCCCGAAGACCTCTAGGCCCAGCAGGTCATTCACCACCACATCATGCGTGATAGCGTTGGCTGCCGCCTTAACACCGCAGGGGACATACAACTCAAGGCTGTTAGCCTGGGGCCTGGCCGCCGAGGGCGGTAGGTCATAGAAGTCAAACCAGCTAGTTGGCGGGTTATCCGCGTCAAGCGAGACCAGCGGGGAGAGCAGGTTGTCCTCATAGAAGGCCCGGAGAAGCTGGCCGCTCCTATCTGTGCCCGGCGCCACGTAGGAGCCGGTGACGTTGTGCTGCTCATTGGTAGAGGAAGATAGCTCAATGATTGGCGCTTCTGCGTCTGGCGCGGCCCCGGATATAGCCTCATTCGCATAGTCGGTGAGAATCTCAATCTCGTGCGCTACCAGGTAGAGCTTGTCGCCCGCCGTACCCGTCCACCTATCTGTGTTCCGGGCTCCCCGCACGATGCCGCAGAGGGCCGTTGGGGTCTTGCTGGTGTACTGGTAGCACTCGTACCCGCCACTGCACTTGAAGAAGCCATTCTCAGGCCAGAGAGAGGTATCGTCTACCGCTAGTTCCCCGCCGTTCACTGGGCTGGAAGCCGTGATGTCCTGCAGCAGCACAGCGGAGATGGCGGGCTTGAAGTCTAGGGCAATCCATAGCCGGAGGTATTGGGCAGCAACCGCCTTGGCCCAGAACTTCGTCGGCACGCCGTCCACGAGCACGCGGATGTCTTTCCAGTCGGCCCGTAGGCGCCCGGCGGCCACCTCTGCTGCATAGTCTATGTACCCGGCGTTGGCGGAGCCCGCGATCTCCAACGGATAGTTGCTGGCCGGAAACTCCGAACGCCAAGCACAAATGACCTGCCAGCGGCGTGTGTAGCCATCCGTATGTGGCCTGAGCACAAGCGGACTCATCTCAAAGACGGGGAGAGCCCTTACGGTGCCCGCGTTAGTCACGGGCCAACTTGTTGGGCTGGTGTCGATAATCTGCTCGTCGCTCTGTAGCTCATCACTCTCGAAGATGGGCTTGGCAACGTAGAGGCGCACGATGAAGGCGTCAATGCTGTTCGGGAGTGCCCGCACGTTGATGGTCTTCACGGTCAGCCGGTAGGTCACGGGCGGATCGCTGCCGTCTACAGCGGTCAGCAGCACATCGCCTTTGTGGGGGTCGAAGAGGGTCTTGAAGGCATTGAGGGCCGCCTGCGTTGTGTTCTTCATGCGGACGTAGAGGGGCAGCACGAGGCTCTGGGGCTGCGAACGCGGCGACGTGGGGAAGGCCCCCGCAACCTCTACCTCTACCGGCTCTTCGGTCACAAGGCAGAGCGGATCATGCTCACGCAGGAACTTCGCCTCATAGTCAGTGGCGAGCATCGTGCCGTCGAAGGTGGTAGGAGTCAGCTTGTACATTAGGCACCCCTAAACAGGCGGTCGGTCTCACGTAGAGCCATCCGCGGATCGGCGTTCGGGAAGACGTTGTTGATACGCCCATAGTTGTTGATGGTCTGGCCGCCCCGGAATAGATCGCGGCTCTCGCGGTTCGAGTACACGTCTGCGCCGGAGGGCAAGGCCACAATCTCAGGGCCGCGCTCACCGACCAGGGCGAGCCCGCCGGGGAAGCCCCGCATACCCTCGGCCAGCTTGAAGATGCTCAGATCGGGGTTCCAATCGATGCCCACATACTTGCCGAAGATGGTCTTCCCGACGGAGATATGCAGGTTGGCGTCGGCCCAGTCAATCATGGCATTCCAACCGCCCTTGATGAGGTTGAGGAAGGCGTCCTTGATGTCCCCCACGAAACCCCCGATGGCCCCAACCAGACCGCCGATGGCGTCCTTGATTGCCGTCACCAGGGCACCGGCAAGGGAGGTGCCCGCGTTGGCCCAGTCGCCCAGGAAGCCGAGCACCCTGCCGGGCAGCGCCTCGATGAAGCTGATGATGTCGCCGATGATCTCGCCCACCTTCGCCTTGACCTCTTCGAAGTGGGTCACGATGAAGAAGAGCCCACCGGCGGGCGGGAAGAGGATGCCCAGCGCGACGGTAACGATGGTCTGCCAGTTCTCCTTCAGCCAGTCCATAGCGTCGGTGATAATGCCCACCACTTTGTCCTTCAGGCTGATGAAGAAGCCGGGAATCGTATCCGTGAAGAATGGCCCCACGATGTCAGTGAAGAAGCCAAGAACGGTATCCCATACCGCCTTAATTTTCGGCCAGATGTCATCCCAATGCTTGACGATTTCGATGATGCCCAGAACCAGGAGGGCGATGGCCGCAGTGATGGCAACAACGGGCGCGTAGGCTATGAGGAAGGCAGCGCCAGTGGCTAGTAGGGCAGCCGCGTGTGCAATCTCTGCCACTGTCCAGGCCGCAATAGCGGGCGTCACGACCATAGCGATGGCAACGCCAAGGGCCACGAGCACCTCCTTGTGGTCGCTGAGGAAACTGATAACAGGCTCGATGGCCGCCTTAGCTACGTTGAAAGCCCCTGAGAGCACCGGCCCCACTACGGCAGCCATGTTCTGAATGGCCGGGATGATATCCTTCGTCAGCACGCCGACTAGCGCGGTCATCACGGGTAGGAGGGCCGTCCCGATCTGTACTTGCAGGTCGTGCATCTGAATCTTCGCGGCCTCCATCTGGCCAGCCGAGGATGCGGCGAATGCGTCCGCTTGGCCACCGAACTTTTCCTGAATCTTGCCAAAGAGTTCGGCCTCGCCAGCGCCCTTCTCGATAGAGATGCCATAACGTGAGAGGACATTCACGTTCTCGTCTGTGGCCTTGCCCAGGAGCTTGGAGGCGGTGTAGAGATCAACGTGGGCACCACGGGCCAAATCCGCAGCCATCCCCATACGCTTCTGCGCTTCCTCCGCGCTTCCGGTCTGAGCGGTGAGCAGGGCAAGGGCATCCGCCTGATCCTGGTAGCTAAAGCCCGCTGCCTTGCCCTTGTCTATCGTGGCGTCGATTTGGCCCTTGATGGCATCGTATGAAGTCCCCGTGTTCTCTATCGCGGTCTTCAGGCGGATTTCAGCGGCTTCGTGGTCGGCGGCAGCCTGCGTCGCGTCCATGAGCATGCCGGGCGCCGCCATGACGCCTTGCGACATGACGATACCGCCCGCAATCGTACCGACCTTGCCGAGGGCAGAGCCCAGCCCGCCCGCCTTCTTCTCGACTTGGTTGAGGACGCCGGAGGCTTCGTCGCTACCCTTGATATGGATTATGACATCGTTAGGCATCTACTTAGGCTTCCTCGCTGCCGCTTCTACGGCGAGCAGCAGCAGCGTCGAGCTAGGCTCCCGGAGCACCTGGCTCGGCAGGCAATGGAAACGCTCGCTGAGGGCAAGGATGAACTCGGCTTCTACAAGCTCCCACGGCTTCTCTACGCGGTTGCCGCCGGAGTCATAGGCTCCTCCGACCTGCTTCCAACGGGTGAGGGCTGTCCTAAAGGGGCAGGGGGCTCGGTCAGAGCCTTCACCAACTCCTCAGCCAGCCGCCGTATGAAGAGCGGAGGCACCCGTAGCACACCCTCATAGCTCGCCGGTAGAGCGCCCTTCTCGTCCTCTAGGTTCCAATCCACAAGGATGCTGGCTATAAACCGGCAAAGCTGTTCTGTGCTCTCCGGGTCGGCCTGAAGCCGCTGGATAGCGATGAACTCCCCGATGGGGAAGTCAAGCTGTACCCTGACCTCGGCGCCCTTGTAGTCCTCGTCCTCGAAGATGAGCCGGGCGATGCGCTGCTTAAACTTGAAGTTGGGCATCTAAGCCCTCCTATGGTGCGAACGTCGGCACCACGCCGTCGCTGAGCTTGCCAGTGGCCGTCCAGGTCAGCGAGCCGTCCGCCCCGCGAGCGATGTTGTAGCTCGTGAAGATCATCTCCATGTCAAGCGTCACACCGTCGGGGTAGCCGACAGTGACCGTCCGGCCAACCTCGCCCGCCTTGAGCACGCCGATGTCCTTGAAGACGCTGTGCGAGACATCCTTGTTGAAGGTGCCCTTTAAGCTGATCTCGGCGTCTCCCAAGAGCAGCAGGCGCTCTAGGGCCTCAACGTCGATGCCCGTCACGTTCTGCTCGCCCCGCGACGTGTTGACTGTGAAATCAGTCACGTCATTCTCGATGGGTACAGGGGCGCCGCCGGAGTCATCTACCGACAGGCTCATGCCCAATCCACTGATCTTCATTGTCTTTTTCTCCTACGGCGTTACCGGGCCGTACCGGACTACTGCGATTGCATACGTTACCGATGTGAAGCCCCCCGCGCTGGTCACGGAGACCCGTAGCCATCGCTTGATGGGGCCAGCTACTATGATGTGCTGGACGCCGGGTGCCGACGTGACCAGGGCAAAGGCCCCGACCGCCGAGTAGGGGTCAAGGTCGCCATCATCATCCGAGTCTTCGAGCACGAATGTTACATTCGTACCGGCGAAGGCAAAGACCTGTAGGTAGACCGACAGATCGCCGTCCGTGCCAACGCCGTTATCCACGCCGTCCAGGTCTTCCTCTGCCTCGCTTACGACCTTGCCAGGCGTGAGGCTGACGCCCCACTCTAGGCCCTTGGCAGCGCCGCTGGACTTGACCTGTACGGTGCCGGTCAGGGCGCCGTCCGCGGCGCGGGCCGTGTTGTAGGTAAGCTGCTTCCCCAGCAGGCAGGCCACCGGGTTGCCTAGGAGCGTGCCCCTGAAGTAGAGCACCTGCCGGTCAGCCGCCGGGATGACCTTCAGTACAGGGTGTAGGTGGGCCGTCGCCGGGTTGAGGTATGTATTTACACTCAACTCTCCGCTTTGGAGCCCGTGAATACGCTCGATGGCGCTGACATCTAGCCCCGTTGCTTCTATGGCGGCAACCTCTTTATTGGCCGCCGTGAGCGCCGCCACATCCCCTGAGAGATCGTAACCGGCGACATAGACGTGATCGGTGAGTCCTGTTGTCTTACCCATAGTGTTTCTCCTAGCCGAAGGGCTCTACGCTGTCATTCACGATCAGCGGAATTAACACGTCTACGCAGCGAAAGATGGTGCCTGAAACATCGACGTACCCGGCTTTCGCGCTGAGCGGTGTGCCGCATTGCCCGAACACGTCAATATTTCTGACCGTCGCTCCCAAATCCAGATCGCTGCACAAGGCGTCGAACACCGCATCAACACAGGCCACTAGCTGAGGGTCTATGTCCTCTGCTGGCTCGGCCAGCATATTCGACATCAAGCGCATGGTGAACACGTACAGACTGGACGCCCGGTTAAGTCCACTGGCATTAGCCGCTGGGCCTGCGCTGGTGAAGTAGATGGCTGCCGTAGTCCCACTAGATGATGGCGGGGATTTCGGTTCTACACCCTGCACCTTGTCGAAGATGCCCAACCGCTGCATGGCCGATATAAGGTTCTTGAGAGTGACTCGGATGTTACTGGCCACTAGCTCAACTCCCTTGCTAGTTTGGCGACATACTTCTCGGCCACAGCGGGGGCCTCTTCGCTGAGCCAATCGCCGACCTGACGGAAAACATGGTAGCCACGGAAACGGCCCCGGCCAAATTCCAAGAAAGGCCCATACACGACTCCCGAATCCGTTATCAGGGCCGAGTGATCGGGCCGAAGCTCGCCATGAATGTTGCGCCGGTAGTGGCCGGTGCTCTTGCCATCGCTCAAATAGACGCCCGTAGGCGCCTTCTGAAGCAGTTGTCCGAGGCGCTCTTCGCCCTTCTCGACCAATTCCTGAAGCACCTGATCAAGCGTCTGCTCAACCTTCGGCGCAATAGCCACCGTAAAGAGTGGGCCTGTGCACTTCACGTCTAGGACAATCATTAGATGCTCCTCACCGCCCTACTCCGGTAGTAGGCGTCTGTTGCCTGCTGCCGGAGGTCTTTCAGGCCAACGCCCTTCGCCTCAATAGCCCCTTCGCCCTGCCCGATGTTGCGCCCATAGCCAGCCTGCTCCTGCTCAAAGCGGGAGATGGCTTCTGCCAGGCATAGATCGGAGATGAGGCCGGGCGGGACATTCCGGGTGATAGGCGTCTCTTTGGCGTGGGCAGTCGCCGTAGTGCCACAAGCGCCGCGCACGACGGCCAACTGACGCTCGATGTAGACGATTGCATCCGTTAGGTGGGCGGCCAGCGCGGTGCCGTTGTAGGCCCGCTTCACTATCAGGTTGTTCCCGGCTACGGCGACAATGAACATCTCTTCAGCGTCCACCAGGATGATCTCACTAGAGTAAAAGGTTGTGCCCTCGTCCACGGGGATAAGCGTATCGGCTGCATTGGCCCCCACATCGGCGCTCAGGAGGGAGGCGTTAGCCACCGCCGCTCTGCCGGTGACGAGCATCGCCTCATCATCAATGAAGATGAGGTCTCCTATCCCCACCAGGGAAGCGTCGGGCACCACGAGGGCGGTCACGGCGTCATCGATGGCGGCCACCAAGTCGCCGACAACGGCGGTGTCCTGGCTGTAGCCCCAGATGCCTTCGATGAGGATGCTCAGTTGGCGGGTAGCATCCTGCTGAAAGCTATCATTGGAGGCCAGGTTGACCTCTAGGCGGGAGTATGGGGGGCTGTTGACCGGCTGGGGCACATAGTCCAGCATGGGCTCGCCGCCGGAGGTGACGGATTCGATGTCAAGGAGATCGGCGTCTAGGTAGAGGCGCAGAGAAGTATTGGCGAATGGCTGGGGCCATTCGTAGGCGCGGGTAGCGACGAGGGGGAAGAAATGCCGGTGAAGCAGGCGCTCTATCTGGCGCGAGGTCGAGGCCAGCAGGCGCGAGATCGCACTGTCTTTGTCTGGCCCTTTGAATCCGGCAGCAAGTTTGAACTGCTCTACTGTGCAGTAAGTAGGATACAACACCGTCTCCCTCCAATGCTTTCTTCTTCAGGATCGGGATTATTCGGTTAGAAGTTAGGCTGCCAGCCGCAGAAGGGACACCGCAGCGTTCCGCGTGGCCCCGTCTGCAAAGGCATACCGTCCAGGGGACAGGCTTGAGGCGGCTGTTGCTGCTCCGCCCGGCGCCTGTCCCTTGCTTCTTTCAGGATGTCGAGTAGCTGTCCCCAGGACATCGGCTACGTCGCCGAAGCGACCTTCAGAACGCCATTGTCGAAGTAGCAGGTCACACCGTCCTCCGGGTCAACCGTCGGGATGGCGGCGATGAGGGCCAGCAGCGCAGCGTAGGCGACTGTAACCTGGTCTTCGCCGATGCTCTCGTCCACAACCTTGAGCACGCCACCATTGACTTCGATGGTCACGTCATCCGGCTCGGTGACAACGATGCTGTCGCCTTCGTTGACCAGGCCGGAGCCCACCGGAATGGTGATCTTCCGATTCGTACCATCAACGGTGAAAATCTCGTCGCCCGCCTCGTCGTAGAAGACGGCATTGCCATCGACCCACTTGAAGCTAACTTTCCAAGGCTTCGTCATCATGCGCCTCCTACACCGCCGAAGCCGGAAGGTTCTGCGGCGCCCGCTGCACCTTCAGGCCGTGGACGATGGCGACGCAGATGCCCGCGCCGTCGATGGTGCATTCCACCGAGTCGAACCCGTCCGACAGACTATCGGCGGTGACGTGGATAACCGCGCAATCGAAGGCCGTGGTGTCCTTTTTGACCATCGCGTGATCACCGTCTAGCGGCCCATTGGCATCCTCGGTCTCATGCGTCCAGACACCGCCCACGCCGTTACCGGCGTAGTAGTCATTCAGCACGTCCAAATCTTGCTCATCGGCCCCGGCGATGCTCTCCTTGAGGCTGATGGCCTGCGCCCCGCCGTCCTCGTAGCAGACGAACGTGACGCCCTCCGCGTTCTTGAGGGACACGTGCTTGCCCGATGCCACGGGGATCACGTTTAGCTCTTTGCCCAGTGCTTGCATTGTTCTACTCTCCTCACCCTGCCAGGGTGTTAATGCTGGCTAGGGCACTAGGAGGCGGCAGGGGGTTTGGTGCCTACCGCCCCCGGATGTTGCTGCTAGACGGTGCCCAGGCCCACGAAGGGGCTCAGGCTCGCGCCCGCGTTCCTCGGCGTGATGGCCGAGTTGAGCCAGCCACGACCGTCCACTCGTTCGGTGACGAGGTAGGCGGTCACGCCGCTGGAAAACCTGAAGTGCGGCGAGCTAGACTGGTACATGGTCTGCCTGTCCCCGATCAGGTAGTAGCCCAGGTCGAGGAAGCAGATGTCGTTCGGGTCGCCCAGGGTTGGCACCTTCTCCGTGAAGATGACCGGCCTGCCCAGGATGGTCACAGGCGGCCCCGCGGCACCGTTATTGAGCCAGACTGCCGAGCCCCCAAGCCCGACTTCCAAGCTCATCTGTGCAAGCGCCGGGAAGGTATCGATGCTGGCGACGAAGATGGCCCGCCCCAAAGAGGCGGGGAGCATCCGAGCGTACATCGCTACGATGTCGGCCCACTTGATCGTGGCCGCGGTGTCCCGCGTCACGGAAATGAGGGCCGGACTGTTGAGCACGCCCTGGGGCTGCCCGACGCCGTTGCCTGTCAAGAAGGCGTAGTCCTCTTCAAAGGCTATCGCCTCCGGGAACATCGTGGAGAGGAACGTCTCGAAGGAGATGATGCTATCGGAGATAAGCTCGTTCGGAACCTCAGTGTAGGCCACGAGCTTCTTTGCCTGTAGCACCGCACGGCCAAACTTGGCCTCGCTGCCCTTGGCCTCCTGCCCTTCCTCACACCATGAGCAGACGACACCGCCATAGACGCCGCCGACATTCGTGGTGGAATCGATCAGAGGGAACGGAACGGTCAGGGACTCCATTGGGATGACCCTGGCCCGTGCCCGAACGATAGAGGCTTCGAGCGCGACCCTCAGCATCTCCGAGCGCAGGCTCTCAGGGATGAGGAACCCGCCCTCGCTGGGGACGCCGCTGGAATAGGCCCGAATCTTGCGAACCCGCTCATCGGAATCGCGGTTCGGGTTCATGTGCCAGGTGGCCTTGAAGTAGTCCGCATGGCTCTCGAACAGGTTGTCTAGCTGGGCGCCGACGGCACGAGGGTTGTAACCTTTAGTGTCGACGGGCAAGTTCTGAGGCGTCAGGTTGGGGCGGTTGATGCCCTGTTCCTTGAGGAAAGCGGTCAACTGCTCCTGCACCTGCTCGCCCACGATCTTGGCGACTTCGCCCGCCTTGTTGGTGGCCTTGACGTATTGGGCCAGGAAATCCTTGGTGGCTTCTGCGCTACCAAAGACCTCGCTGCGCCGCTTGTCATCGGCCAGAAGCTCGGCAAGCTCCTCCGGCTTTTCCGGGATGACTAGTTTCTTCATTGTTTCCTCCTAGAGGACTGCCTCTTCAAAGGCTTCCTCGAATAAGGCAGCCCAATCGACGGGCTCCTCTTCCTTTTCGTCTTCTGGTGCCTGCATCCTTGCCAGCAATGCCGCCGGGACATTCTTGAACCGGCTCAAGTCGAACGAGTTACTGATTTGGCCCTCGCCGTCGCCCACCTCATCAGCCAGGCCGATGGCTACGGCCTCTTCCGCGCCGTACCAGGATTCAGCGGTCATCCGCTCTTTCCATTCATCCTGCGTACCGCCCGCCTTCTCTGCGTACACGTCGGCGATATTCGCTGTCAGCATGTCGAGCAGGTCACCCATCTTGCGGTGATCTTCAGCGTTGCCAATAGTGAGCCCCTGAGCAGGGTGGATCATGATATAGGTGTGAGGCGCCATGATCACCTTATCGCCCGCCATTGCCACAACTGAGGCGGCTGAGGCGGCCAGGCCGTCCACACGGGACACGATCTCAGCGCGGGCCTGCTTCAACGCCGTATAGATCGTGATTCCCTCAAATATATCCCCGCCGGGACTGTTGATGTGAAGGTTGATCCGGCGAGCCTTGATGCTCTTGAGATCACGGATGAAGTCGCCCGCCATGACGCCAAAGCCGCCGATCTCATCCAGGAGATAGATGTCGGCTTCGGCCTCGGTTCGGTTTTTCACTTCGTACCAGGACTTCACGCTATTCTGCTCCCACTGGCTCTGGCAGACGGCATAACGCTGGCCGCTCTTGGGGTATTCCCGCCTCATCATGTCTGAGCTCATGCAGCGCTCGATGAAATCATTCTTGTCCTCGCCTTTACGAGGTTTTGGTAGCGGCATGGTTCTGCCTCGCTTCTATCTTAGCGCAGTTATTTCTCGCAACGCAAGCGTTCGCCTGATTTGGACTGTTCTGTTGCGTCAATCAGTCGGTCGAGCTTCTCGCCGATAGCGCCCAATGCCCCCATGATGCTGCCCAGGTGATTGTTGACTATGCTCGTCCCCAGGGCGAGCAGCTTGTACATGACCAGCAAGGTCAGCGCAGCCACGCCGACGGCGCCGCCCTGTATTACAACCTGGATCACGTTTGCGTCCACCAGCTAATCCTCCTCATGGAGCGCCGCCGTCCGGTAAACGACGTTGCAGCGGCAGTTCGGATGGGCGGGGCTCGCCTTATCGCCGGAAGGGAAGGCGTCATCAATGGGCAGCCACTCGCCGGTATCGTTCTCGCTACAGATGTCGCAGGCATCACCGGCGCCTAGCTGCCACTTCTTTTCGTCCCGGCCCTGGTGGACGGCAGCCTGCCTGCTGCCCTCGCCGAGGCTCTTGGCGATCTCAGTGCGAGCGATGGTCTCTGCTCGCCGGGCGCTGAAGGTGTCGCCGTCCGTGATGGCCTTCTTTAGCTCCTGCACCGTCCGGCCATCCTGGATCGTCTGGGCCACCAGGGAGCGAACGCGCTCAACCGTGGTATCCTTGATGCCCTGGATCAGGTCGGCGCAACGAGTCTCTGCCCACTCGACCGCTCGGAGATGGGCCTGGCTCTGGGGTAGCCCTTCCATAACCAGCACAGCCTCGAATAATGTTTCCAATTCGACCTGAGCATCGGCGCCATAGAGGTCGGCCCAGTCGCGCCGGTCGAAATAGCTGTCGACGTCATTCGGATTGATCAAGATGCTCCTCTAGCGCGATGCGCTCAGCATCCAGTCGGTCGGCCCAGGAAGCCTCGATTTGGCGCTCAGAGGCCGCTACGGGGTCTTTTTCCTTGTTCACCATGTTCGGATAGCGCCCTCGCGGATTAGGTGGGCCTGACGCCTGCTGTGAGGGCCGACTGATGGGCTGCACAGTGACGGGCAGGGCTCCCGTGTGGCTGATTTCCGGCAACCCCAAAACGGCCAGCGACTCGATAGGGTCGAAACCGGCACGCACGAGTGCAGCGACCGCCTCTACCTTGGCGCTCATCTCCGTGACGGCCTGCGCCTTGTCTTTGGGCGTTGGGTCTTCATAATCGAAGTAGAGGCCCTTGCCGCTGCTGCCGAATAGGGGCAGGAGCTTCTCATTGAGGGCCTGCTTGATGCGTTCTAGCCGGGGCCGGATGCACCAGCGGGCGAATACGACCTCTGCCGCTTCTGCGTTGGCCCTGTTTACGTCGGTTGTGGTGCCCAGGAGGGGCTTCGGGAACGCGAATGCCTCCCGGATGATCTCGCGGTTGGTCTCTCGCAGGAGAGCAAACTGCATATCCCGCTGGGTGTACTTTCGGTCTACCCAGGTGGCTTGCTCCAAGATGGCGACGCGGTGGGCATTCTCGATGCCCTGGTGCTGCTCCTTCCACCGGAGGCACATCTCATTAAATTCATCGTCGGTGAGGCGCTTGTCCACCTGAACGATCCCACCCGGCTCCGCGCTATTCATGAAGAAATTGCGGTTCCAAGCCGCGCTGAAACGCTCGGCGTCGATGTCCGTCAGGATGGCCTGCACCGGCCCCATGCCTCTATAAGGGTCTAGCGGGCTGGGTGTCTTAAGGAAGATGACCTCATCGAGCCTGAAGGGGACGGGCTCGGCGCCGCCCCGGTAGAGATAGCCGCTGATGAACTCTGTTGGGTGAGGCACCGGCGCCATCTTGTCGGGTCGGATGGGCCAGATTTCGAGGGGAGGCCCGAAGCCCGCGTTGGAGCGGGCAAGCAGCCACCAAGCCTCGCCCACGAGGTCTAGGTGCTGCATGAAGGTTTCCACGAAATCGCTATTTGTCATGAAGGGATTGGGGCGATCCCAGAGGTCTTTCGCAGGATGGGCCAGCACCTCGACAGGATCACCATCCCGCACGGCCCGGTAGAGGTGCCAGTTGATCGAGGCCGTACTGTTGGCGAGCCGGTTGACGATGGCGAAGAGGGTGCCCACGGAACCGTACGTCCTGAGCAGGCCCTCAATGTTGGTGGTAGTCCCAGCCAGGCCGGACAGCCCAAAGCCGAGGCCCTGGGTATAGCGGATCGGTGACTTGTTGAAGAGAGTTCGGAGAAAACTTCTCATGTTGATAGTCTCCTAATCAAAGAATAAGGGGTCGAAGCCCCCAGAGTCAAGGCATGGGCTGATTTGACCTAGTCGTTCCTGCCCAGCATCCTGTCCCTAGCGGCCTTGTCTTGTACGATTGTGCGATAGGCGACTTTGAAATAGCCCAACGTCGTGCCTTCCTCGTCGTTTCGATGCTCCCAAAAGTGGGTCACAACGGACAGAAGCTCGTCAATCGGGGCCTGTCGGAGCAGGTTCTTGACGATTCCTACGTCCTTTCCGGTCACTACGTCATACGATTGGCGCATCTCGCGTTCGTATAATCTCTGCCAGTGCCTCAAGAAGCGGTCAATCGGCCCGTCGTATGGCTTGTAGTCATTCTTAAGGCTGGCCACCAGGAAGCCAGCGGGGTGCCGTATTAGCTGGCCGCCAAGCTGACGGCGCCGTAGGTCTTCTAGGTGGAAGGCCACTGCCTCCGGCGGATAGCTGGCCACCATCTCCGGCTCTATCCCTAGCTCCGCCAAGACTGCCGCCTGATCTCTCTCGTCAGAAAGTCTGAGAGCGTCCGCAGACGCTTCAGCAGCATTGGAAAGATTAGAAGGTTGTGTAAGTGGTACGTTAGTACCACTGGGAGTATACTGCCCCATCTCCTGGGGGTCGCGGAAGGTATAAGTTTTGGGGGTCATGGAAATAGCTTCGTCCTTGAATCTAATTCTGTAGGATGAGGCCAGTTGCTTGACCCCGCCTTCCCGCTTCCAACGCTGCTCCCGTATGACAAAGCCCTTCATCACTAGCTCGCGGGTGCCCGCCTCTACCGTATTCTGGCAGAGATTGGACACCTTGATCAGCCAGCCGATACTGATGGGCTCGCCATTTGGATCGGCCCGGCTGTTCAGTGTTCGCTCAGCGATGAAGTAGAGCAGCTTGAAAGCGGTGGGCTTGACGTGGTGGGCTGCCTCATGCATCAAGTGGACGGGGATTGCCGTCCACGGTTGGCGCGATACGCCTTCAAAGCAGTAGCCTGTCTCAAGGTCTTCGGTCATTTCAGCCTCCTAAATCGCATTCTCGTCCGTCTTAGCCGCCTGCTTCCTTTCAGCCGCCCGTGCCATGTACTCGGCCTGCTTCTCTGGGTGTTGTTCATGAAAGTGGGCGAAGCCCTCTTTCCGGCATGTCCGGCAGTAGCGTTCGAGCGATCCGTTTGGTCGCTGCCAATAGTAGGTATTCTCCGGTGTGAACTCGTGCCCATTTTTGCAATGTGTCAGAGCGCCCCGCCAACGCTTGCCCGACCTACTGTGTCGGCGCTTGACACAAGCGACGCAGCGGCGCTCGTTAGGTCGGCATGGCGGGATATAGCAGGTGGCGGGGTCATCGAACAGAACCAGATGCCCATTTTTGCAAACACGGTGTGCCCTGCCCTTGGCTGCCGCCTGCTTGATCATGCTCGCAAGCTCGTCATAGTCAATCATCTTTCGTCTCCTATACGACCGATGACCCCGGCGGGACTGCGAGAAGCGCCGGGGCCATCATGTCGTCAGCTAGATTCTCGCAGTCGCATGACCAAGATAAGGGGTTTCTGAAAGCTTGTCAAGAGTTTCACCCGATTTAGAGTAAAATTATTCCATCGCATAGCCGATGAGGAGCAGCACGGCGCCGAGCACAAGGAGCGCCCACGGCCAGCCTGCCAGGAATCCTACGCTCAGGATGAGGCAGCCGAAGCCGACCAGATCAATGATGCGGGGTAGGCTGGGGCGGGTACGCGCAGAAAAACGGCTGAGTGCCATCCTGATGGGCAGACGGGGCATTCTCATGGTCAGTCCTCCTAGTCGATGAACCTCACCCTGGCCCCACCTTCGCTGTAGTGGGCATTCGCCAGGGCCAGCCCGCATACGCAGTCATCATTGAGACCTTCGGGGGCGCTATAACGGACGCCCTGCCGGGTGTATTGGAATTCAAACTCTAAAAGCTCACTGACGATCGGCCCCTCCGGGAAGCGAATCTTGCGCTGCTGAATGGCTAACGCGAGCCCTTCCATGATCTGCTGCTTCGATTGCGTGGTAAACTTGAACCCCTCATAGTTGCCGCCGTGCCGCTGTAGCTCCTCAACGATGGGATCACCAACGCCGGTAGCGTCCACAAGGGCAGGAACGCGACCAGTGGCCTCCTGAATCCTGGATATCTGTATGCCCCACGGCGCCTGAAAGCGCTCGAAGACGCAGACCTCGCGCTCCCTGTTGAGCCCGATGCCTACCGTCCAGTCCACATACTTCGCCAAATCCCAGCCCATACAGGTAGCCGGGCCATCAGCGAGAGCCGGGATGGTACAGTCCTTGATGGCCCTGATGTCGAAGGGGTTGCTGCCGTCATCTGTTGCTTCGGCTTCGTACAATTCCTTGAACACAACGGCAGGCAGCGTGGCCTTAGCGTCTTCCACTTCATCCTTGTCCAGAACACCCGCCTCAACAGCATCCCAGGCGGTCAGCTTTGCATAATGATAGTTGGCCTTGCCTGCCTCAGCCTGTCGCGCCAGCATATAGGCCCAATTCTTCTTGCCCCTAACGTTGCCGATGAGCCGTACAGGGCCGCGGGTAGCGGTTAACGTAGAGCGGATGGCGTGCCATGCTTCCTCCCTTATGCGACAATCCTCGTCCAGAACGGCTGCAAACACGTCCTCACCATAGAGCAGATCGGGATTGTCGCCCGTCTTAAACCATAGTTCGGCGCCATTTGAGAGCCGGATCATGGGATCGGGTGCCTCGACTGCTTTGAACATTCCCTTCGGAAGCAACCGCTTGTATCTGCGCCATGCGATCTTAGTCTGAAAGTACGAAGGCGCGATCCACCAGAAGGCTTGACCCTCTTCGCCAGCTAATGCCTTTTGCACTAGCCAATCCATGCAGCCATAGGTCTTACCGCTCTTGGTGCTGGCCTCGATGACGGCATACCGTTCGGGGCAGAAGATAGCGTCATATTGCTTGGGGTACAGGACGGCGGGAACGTAGGCAGGCGCTACCCACGGCGCCGGTGGTGGCTGCTTGGGGCGCCCTTTGGGGTTGCCAGATTGCCCCTTCTTCCATGTCATGATGCATTTGCCCTACTTGAAAGCGCCTTTTTTTATACTAAGGCCGGAAAATTGCATGATTCGGCCCTCTCACATACCAATAATAGGTCATTTGCACTATGGGTTGGCGGGATATCTTGCTTCCTGTTTGTTCTGTACATTGTTCTAGTGCACCTAAATGATGGGGTAGAGGGGCGCGTGGGGGGCGGTGTTAGGTTCATTTTTGCCGTTCCTAGTGCGCCTAATTGCACATCAGGGCCGCTGCCTTGCTTGCTTCCCATCCTAGCTTCGCGCCCCGCCGTCCATATCTACGTTCTCGGCGCCGCTTACACCATCATGCGTAGGTAGCGGTACGCCATGCCAACGGTGTAGGGCCATACGGAGTCCCCATGCGCTACCACCACCATGCCGCTCTGCTGTGCGCTGTCCACCTACCCTACCGGCCTTACGTGCTAAGGTTGACTTACCGTCAGGGCCTTTACTCTTCTCATGCTTCTCTAGCATGTAGGCTCTACGGCGCATGTTGGCGACACGCTGCTGCTCCGGGTCTAGTGCTGCTCCCATCTGCTTGACTCATTGCCCATCCTGTTCTGGCTGGTGACGCATCATGCCGGGTGCAAAAAGGCCCTGGACAGAGCCAGGGCCAATTGCCTTGCTCAGATATTCGGTTGTACGTCTAGATTAGCCGGTTACTCGGATGCTGTCAAGTCCCCATACGATTTGCTCGCAGAATGTAACATTCCGAACCTATTGGAGCCACCGTTCGGCCCAGGTCAATTCGGCAGGGGTTAGGTTGCTCCTGTCCAGATACCACCAGACGCAGGCGTTGGCGGCGCCCTCTATGGGCATCCCCGCCGGTGCCGATCCACCCAGTCGTAGGTAGTCCTGGCCCTCTGCGGTCATGAGGTATTCTCGGAGCGAATCGCTGGGCTCCTTATGTAAGCTGTCCAGCACTACCTGGTGCTGCCGGGCGTGACACAACTCGTGGGCCAGGACTTGCAGCGTCCAGTTGGGGCCTAGTATGACCGTCCGCGTCCTGGGTTGATAGGCGCTCGCGCCGGACGTGGCGCAGTAGGAGCCATCGGGCAGGCAGCTATTGAGATCAACATAGACGCGCAGCCCATAGGGTAGGACGCAGCCCATCAGAAGGGTTGTCAGGGGCAAGAGGATCAGTAGTAGCTTTCGCATGGACGGTGCTCCTTTCCTCCGGCAGCACCGTCCTGGTAGAATGAGGACGGGCCAGCCGGTTCGGGTGACTGGGGCCGGTGCTTTCTTCGCGGGATACCACCGACCTCAGCGGGCCGTTTGGCCCTTCTTTACTTGTTTAACAGCCGATCCGCGGGTGACTCATATTCGCGCAACGCCCGCTCTTGGGCTGAAGCTCTGACGTACCTGTAGACCATTGCCAGGCTATTCCAGCCTGCTAGCTCCTTGAGTTGAAGGGCGTCGGCTCCGCCATCAAGCTGAGCAATCGCCCAACCGCGCCGGAAGCCATGCACGCCGCAGAACGTGAGCCCCGCGGCGGTGAAGCGTCGCTGTAGGGCCGTCCTGAGCCCGTTGAACGTCATGGGGATGCCTGTACGGGAGAGGAATAGGGCATCCTTCGGCTCGTGGGCCGGTCGACGTCGCAGATACCTAAACAGGGCAGACGCGGTGAGCGATCCGTAGCGGACTCGCCGCTGCTTGCCGCCTTTTCCACTGCGGATCATGACCTGTCGCTCCGCCGTGTCGAGATCGCCGACGCACAGGCTACAAAGCTCCTGGGCCCGCATGCCGGTGTCAAAGAGGAACAGCACGATGGCCCGATCCCGCAACGCCGCGAGGTCGGCGCCCTTGCTAGGGATGGTGCCCAGCACAGCGGCTATGTCATTGCCCGTGTAGTGGGCCTGAACCTTCTCAGGTATGCGCTCCGGTTTGATGCGCTCCATTGGGTGAGTCTTGCGAAGGTCAAACTCGATGGCCCAATTGTAGAAGGCCCTGATTGCCGCCTGCCGGTTGCGGATCGTCGCCGGGGCGTTACCCCTTGCATGGAGCGAGTTGAAGAAGTCCTCTAGGTGCTCGCGCTCTAGATTTTCCAGTAGGGGCATGCCCCTAGCGGCTGTGTGGGCGATTAGCAACTCAACGCCTTCGCGGTAGCTCTGGCGCGTCTTGGGCGCCTTCCTTGCCAGGCTGTCGATGAATGCGGTAAGATCATCTGTGTCCTGCCGCCGAGCGTCCCCGGTAGGCAAGAATTTAGGTGCACTAGCATGCAGACTGGTCTGTTTGGCTGTCACGGTGCTGCCCCCCTTTCTTCACCTTTACGATACTGGGGGGAGCGCCTAACTGTCAATAGGGGGAACAGGGGGTGCGGGGCGGCGGTGCGCCTAATAGACTGTTATCGAGGATTCTGCAAGCTAGTCCTACAACTAGCTAGAATTATCTCTCGATTCCTGGCAAATGCGTAGCTAGTCTATTTAGGTGCATCTGGAGAGGGGGCTAGTTCATTTTCACCGGGCCAGATAGTCGCCGCACACGGCGTCCCCTTGGGTACTGCCAGAACTCGCCCGCGGGTGCCCCTATTGCGATCATCCACATCGCAGCCGTCTGAAAGACATTGGAGATGGTCGCCGATCGCGTGCCGGTCGGCGCGGTGCCGTTGAGGTTCTGCCAGCACACCTCTTGAATGGGCGGGGGTGTGTCGGTTCTACCCTGATCCACCACCTCGGTCATGCCGTTAGGGGGCGTCCAGGTCTGTCCTGTCGAACTCGCCTGAAGAGCGCACACACAGAAGTAAAGCAAGTCCTCCCCCAAGTTCGGCGTTACGCCGTTCGCAACCGCTTGGGCGTGATTAGCTCCCTGATTGTCCGGCGTTGTTTGGTAGGCATCTACCGGGTTGATCACGTTAGCCCCTGTGATTCGACAGATCGAAACAATCCAGTCGGTAGTAGCGCTACCGCCTTCAAGGGCCAGCGCAGCTTGGTTCTCCCCCGCAGCTACGCGCCAATATGCCCATACCTTCACGGCGCGGTTAGACGCACCGGAGGCACCTATAGGCGGGCCGCACGCCGTCCAACCATTAGGGACGGTCAAGGTGCCATAAACCTCACTGTAAGCGATAAAGCCGCCGATAAGCATAAGCAACAGGTCGCCGGGCTGTACACCGGCAGGATAGGCCGCATTGAAGCTAATGCTGTTGCCAACGCTTGTGACTTGGACGGCTTGATGTACGGGGTTCGCCATTATGATAGTTCCTGGCCGGAGACAGTGAAGGCGAGCGAGTTGGCGCCGTCAGTCCGCACCACAATGAGAGCCCCCGCATCCAGGTATTGCGGGCCGCTCCAAGAGACCGTCATGTTACCGCCGATCGCCACGTCGTAAAAGAGCGCGTTCGAGACTCCGGCTGCCCCTCCGTTCGGCACAAGGAACACGCGGGCAAGCCTCGACGCGCTGGACGTATTGCAGATGTCTATGGCCTGCACAACGGTCGTCGTGCCCGCTGGCACGGTATAGATGGTCAGGTTATTGGTGTCTGCCGGGAAGCCCTGGCCGAGTTGTTTTGGATCGATGGTAGTCGGAGTAGCCATCTTGTTGTCCTATCCTAGCGATAGCCAAGCAAGCAGATTGGCTTCAGGGCTACCGCCACCGCCACCACCGCCCGACCCTGGTGGGCCTGGTGGCCCCATGCCTCCGCCCATTGTCAGCCGTGTGACGTAGCTATCGCCCATCCTGGGTGCCCGCTCAAGGCGCCTAGCTTGGCGCTCCTGCCGCTTCACGGAGGGCAGCAGCCCATACTTGCGCTGGTGCTCCCCGATTAGGTCACGTCTCATGTCCACACCTTTACAGCCAAATCC